TTCAACTATTTGTTCGTTATTAAACGGTTCAACTATTTGTTCGTTATTAAACGGTTCAACTATTTGTTCGTTATTAAACGGTTCAACTATTTGTTCGTTATTAAACGGTTCAACTATTTGTTCATTATTAAAGTGTTCCTTAAACATTATTGGTATAATATTTGATGACATAATATATATTATAATAGAAATAAAAAATTTTTAAAATTTATTATAATAAAAATTATTACATAATGACAATTTATTTATTACATAATGGTAAATTATTTATTATACTTACTTCAAGAGGAGGTATTATTTTATCAGGACCTGCATCGTGTATAATTTTAAATCCACCATCAATAACACATTTAATTAATTCTGACAAGTACATAATGGTAAATTATTTATTATACTTACTTCAAGAGGAGGTATTATTTTATCAGGGGCTGTATTGTGTATAATTTTGAATCCACCACCAATAACACATTTAATTAATTCTGACAAGTACATAATGGTAAATTATTTATAATACTTACTTCAAGAGGAGGTATTATTTTAGCAGGGGCTGCATCGTGTATAATTTTGAATCCACCATCAATAACACCTTTAATTAATTCTGACAAGTACCTTATTAAAACCGGAATAAATCCAGGAACAATTAAATTCATTGTATGTAAAAATAATAATATAATAAAAAATGTAATATACCATTGACCATAATTATTAAAATGGTTTATTATACCTTTTGCTGTCTTTAATGGATCAATATTTTCTTTTTTTTTTCCAAATGATTCAATTATTTGTTCGCTATTATTATCAAATGATTCAATGTTTTTATTAATCATTGTTGGTATACTTTTATTAAACATAATATATTTTATAATAGAAATAAAATTATTTATTAAATTGAATTTAATTTAAATCTATAATTAATAAATGATAAATAAATTTAATAAAGATTTTTCATATCCCGAATTAAACGATCCTGATTTTTTACCCAAGATTTTTAAAAAAAGAGAATTTTATTATTATCGTGTCCCACAACGTGATAAACTTGATACATACGAACAAGTTAAAAAATATAGAGCTGCAAATTGTAAGAAAGGTGAAATTGAACCAAAAGAACAACAGTCTATATTACCAAATTTTATAAACCCAAATACACCTTATAAGGGTGTAATATTAATGCACGGGGTTGGATGTGGTAAAACAATGACAGCTATTAGAGTTGCAGAAGGCTTTAAGGAACAAATTAAAAAATATAATACAAAAATATTTGTATTAGTACCTGGACCAAATACAAAAGAAAATTTTAAAAAAGAATTAATTAATAAAACAGGTAATACGTATCTTAAAAACAAGGAATCGTTAAATCAAATGACTAAACAAGAAGTAGAACATGAAAAAAAAATAGCAATATACAATGCATTACAATATTATAAAATATTATCATATAAAACTTTTTATAAAAAAGTATTAGGAGAAAAAATTATTGAAAAAAAAGTAGTTGGTGAAAATAAAATTAAATCATCATATCGTAAAACTGCAGATGGTGAAATTGAACGTGAAATAGTAGTTGATAAAATTAATAATATGAATAATACAATATTAATTGTTGATGAAGCCCATAATATATCAGGTAATGAATATGGAGAAGCCCTTAAAAAAATTATAAAAAACTCTGAAAATTTAAGAATTATTTTATTAACAGCAACACCCATGATTAATTTAGCAGATGAAATTGTAGATTTATTAAATTTTATCAGACCAGAACATGATAAAATTCAAAGAGATAAAATATTTACAAGTGACAAAAATTATACAATGAAGTTTAAATCAGAAGGATTAGATTATTTGCGCGACAAAGCACGTGGATATATAAGTTTTTATCGTGGCTCAATCCCATATACTTTTGCAAAACGTATTGATAATGGTGTAGTTCCAGAGGGTATGTTATATACACCTGTAATTAAATGTTATATGGAACAATTCCAATATAAAACATATATTGAAACAACACATAATATAGAAGATACATTAGATCGTGCGTCATCAGCAGTAAGTAATTTTGTTTTTCCTGGATTACATCCTGAAAAATTAGAATTACAAGGGTATTATTCAACAGATGGTATGAATAAAGTATTATCTCAACTTAATACTGATGGTCCAAAACTTCGAGCTTTAATTAATAAAAAATTATTTAATAATAAATTAACAAAAGGAGAAGAAGAAAATTTTATTTTAGAAAGTGATAGTAAAAATATAACTGGATTAATATTAAAATTACCATATTTAAAAACTTTTTCAATTAAATTTTTTAATATTTTAAATTCATTAAATACTTTAGTAGAGGGTAATAAAGGAGCATCAACTGCATTTATTTATTCAAATTTAGTAAAAGCAGGGGGTATGGAATTATTTTCAGAAACATTATTACAAAATGGATATTTAGAATATAACGAAGATCCACAAAATTATGACATTAAAGACGATACATTAGATTATAAAACAGGATTTACATTTTTAGAATTTAAAAAAAAAAATATAAATATTAATACTTTTAAACCTGCAACAGTATTATTAGTTACAGGAAGTATTGATGAAAATGGAGAGGATTTACCAGAAATTAAACAACAAATTATTCAAGAAGTTTTTAATAGTGTTAATAATACTGATGGTAGATTAATTAAATTTGTACTTGGTTCAAGAGTTATGAACGAAGGTGTTACATTAAAAAATGTAAAAGAAGTTCATATTATTGATGCATTTTATAATATACCAAAAGCAGAACAAGTTATTGGACGAGCTATTCGTGTGTGTGTTCATGAAGATGTTATTAATGATAAATATAAATATCCAGAAGTGGGTGTATTTCGTTATGCAATTTCACTAAATGACAAGTCTGGTAAATTATCTAGTGATGAATTATTATATCAAAAAGCAGAACTAAAATTTTTAGAAGTTAAGAAAGTAGAACATGTTTTAAAAGAAATTGCGATTGATTGTCCACTATTATTACATGCAAATATGTTTCCAGAAGAAATAGAACAATATAAAGATTGTGTTTATCCTACATTGGAAAATGTAAAGGCAGGAAAACAATTATGTCCAATGTTATGTGATTTTAAAAAATGTGATTTAAAATGTAGTTCAACAAACCTAAATAACAAGTATTGGGATTCTAAAAAAAACACATACAAATCTTTAACAAAAGAAGAATTAAATTACAATACATTTAATGACGACCTATCTAAATATGAAATAACATTAATAAAAAATAAAATAAAGGATTTATATAGATTTAAACATGTTTACATTTATGAAGAAATATTGAAAGAAATTAAAAATTCTTTTATTAATCATCAAGCAGCATTATTTGAAGAGTATTTTTTAACACAAGCACTAACAGATATGATGCCTAAAACTGAAAATGATTTTAATAATTATAAGGATAATATTCATGATAAATATAATAGACTTGGATATTTAATAAAAAGAGGGATTTATTATATATTTCAACCATTTAATGAAAATGAAGATGTTTCAATGTATTATAGAGAAAATATGAATTTAACACAACCCAATCAAGTTTCATTAAATAATTTTGTTAAACAAAAATTTAATGCAGTTTATAAACAAACAGAACAAGATCAAGGAAACCCTGAAATGACTAGAGAGTTAAAAGAAGAATATAATTTTGAAGATACATTATTTTATTATAATTCTCGTCTAGAAAATGAAACGGTTGGTATTATTGATAAGAATTTAAATAAATTAGCTTCGGTTGAAGAAGATTTATTTAAAATTAGACAAATTAAGGATAAAGCTTTAGTTAAAAAACGAGGAACAGGAATTCCAACGTTTAAAGGTGCTGTATGTTCTACATCAAAAGATAAACAAACATTAATAAATTTATTAACGAAAATATCAAAACTTGATGTAAAAATATCAAAAATCGATGCCGCTGAAATAAAGAGATTATCTGAATTAACCAGAGATGATGTTTGTTTAGAAATTAGAGATAAATTATTATATTTAGAAAAATATTCAACTACTGAAGATAAAAATAAAATAACATATATGATGATTCCGTATAATCATAATAAATATGAATTTCCATATAATTTACAAGATCGAATAAAATATAATATGGAAAAAATTAATGTTCTTTTAAAACGAAAAATAGTTTTTAAAAATAAAAAAGAAAATGAAAAAGGAAAAATTATTTACAAATTATCATTTGATAATGATAATTTTAGTTTAACATATAAAACTGAAATTGAAAAATTAGGATTTATACTTAAAAATAATATTTGGACAAAAGAATTAAAATAATTTTTTAATTTTTTATTCAAAACAGTCATTTTGGACAAAAGAATTAAAATAATTTTTTAATTTTTTATTCAAAACAGTCATTTGCATCTGGTCTAGAAGATATGAATGCTAAATATCCTAATCCACTACCACTACCACTACCACTACTAAAACATTCATCAAGAGATGGTGTAAATAATAAAGCTAAGTATACAGTAATAAATACAATTACACTGCTTGTGATTAATACTTCTTTATGTGATTCATAGACTTTCTTAATATTTAATAATACACTGTTTTTGGTATTTTTAAAATAGGTTGATAAAATTGATGGGATTATTAATGCTAATGTAAAATTAATTAAAGCACCAACAAGTGCGATTAAAATATATTCAGGGTTTTGGTGAGTCATGGTATATATATTATCATAGAAAAAAGTTTATAAATATTTTAAAAAATATTTTTTTAATTTTGGTGAATTACTTCTCAACTCATACCAATTTAATTTCTTTTTTTTTACGATTTTTCTTAAGATTTTATATATTAATTCATTATTTTTATTTAATGTTATTTCTTTAAATTCTGGATATTTAATAATCCATTTTAATATTTTTTCTCGAAAAAATATAGTTATATCTTCACGTAATTTACTATCTTTATTGATATTTTGATATTCGTATTCAACTGTATATTTTGATGGTGGTACTGGATAATATTTTTTAACTAATGGTTTATTCATATATATTATTTTAGAATTTATTTTTCCAATTTATTATATAAAAATTTTTTAACATCATCAATTAAATCTAAATCTTTATTTTTAATATCATATTTTTCAATCCAATAATTAATAAAATCTTTAATTTCATCATCAAAATTTATATGTTCTACAAAAATACGTTCTATATAATTACCATCATCTAATAATAATTTACAAATATTATTTAAAATATTATTATGTATTTTTAATATACTAATATTATTTGTAATCCAACAATTTAAAACTCTTTTTAAAGTAAATACATTATATTCTTTAATATTACTTTTTATCCAATAAATTAAACCATCAATATTATTAATATCATATATTTGTAATAAATCAGATGTATTTAATTCATATGGTGGTAATTGAATATATTCTTGATAATTATTTTCATTATTACATACATAATTACCCATGGTATTTAATTTATTATTTGAAATATGCATTTTTGTAAGACAAATTGGATTTGTAAAGTCATTTGAATTTATTGTTGTTAACGTAATAGGGTGTGTTATAACTGTATTTGGTGGTACATTTATAATAGCTTTAGATGTTAATTCATTTTTAATTGTTCGTTTGAACATTTTATTTATAATATTATAGATAATATATTTAAGGATTAATATTTTTAAATTAAATAATGAACAATTTGTCTATATCAGGATCAAATATTATTACAACAGATTTAAGTAATTCAGAATCAAATACTATATCAGATTCAAACAATGTTATGGAAAGTAATGCAGAATCAAATATTACTACATCAGAATCATATATTACTACATCAGAATCAAGTGATGAAGATGTAGAACATGAAAGTAATTTAGATCTAAACCATAATATTATATCAGAGTATAATGTTATTTATGAAATAGGAAGGGGTGGTAATTCTATTATTTGGTTAGCATATAACATAAATAATAAAAAATTTTATGCATTAAAAGTTCAAAATCCAGAATCTATAAATGAGGGAATATCAGAAATAAACTTTGTTAAAAAATTGCCTTTTGACCCAAATGTATTTAATAATATTATTACTAGTTTTATTGAAATTAGAAATAATAATAAATATTTAATATCAGTATGGGATTTACACTGTTCTAATATTGATAATTTACTTAGAAAAGGGGATTTAATATTATCAATTGACAATATTAAATATATAATGAAACAATTAATTATTGCAGTTGAAATACTTCATAAAAAATTTAATATTTGTCATTGTGATATTAAAACAGATAATATTTTAATTAAAGGGATAAATGATAAGGATCAATTTGTTATATCAGAATATATAAAAAATAATTTCAATGAACAATATATAAATGAAAAGAAACAATTTTTAATTAATAAAACAAAAATAAAAACAAATGATAAAATGAAAATTCGTATTGATATTCATAGAAAAATAATGGATAAAATTATAAATAATGATGATTATAATAAATATTCAAGTAATTCTATTAATCAAAAATATTTAAAAAAAATAGAAATTAGTTTAGCTGATTTTGGATTATATTGTGAAAAAAATGAATATTATGATGAATCATTTGGTACACGATATTATCAAGCCCCAGAAATAATTTTAATGGATAAATGTTCATACCCTATTGATATTTGGGCTATCGGTTGTACTTTTTATGAATTATTAACAAATTCATTTTTATTTAATCCAGGGAAAGATTCTAAATATTCACGAGATTATTATCATTTATGTTTAATTAATGATATATGTGGAGAGTTTCCATCAAGGTTTTTAAAAAAAACAAAACATTATAAAACTTTTTTTAATTCTAATTGTACAATAAAAAATAATAATCGAACAATAACACCTATTACTATTGAAAGAGATGATATATCAAGTAATGATAAAACAAAAATATTACAAATACTAACTCAAATGCTTGAAATTGATCCAACAAAAAGATTAACAATTAAGAATTTATTAAATAATACTTTTTTTATTTGAAAGGTTTTAAAAAAATATTTTATTAATTATATAAATATGATTAATAATATATATAAAAATAATTACGACGAACTATTATTACAAACAGACCAATCACAACCTCAAAAACATAAAATAAATTTATTTTTTTTAAATGATAATAATTTTATAGAAATGAAACTTCCTGTAAAAATAAAACAATACAATGTACGAATTGGTTGGTTACCAATTAAAAATAATAAAAAAACAAAATGGTACAGACCTATTAACGCAGATGATACTGATACATCATTGCATGTAGAAATACTTAGTATTAATGATTCAAAACAATATTATATACTCGTCAAAAAAAATCAATGTTTTTTTTGTTAAAAAAAATCAATGTTTTTTTTGTTAAAAAAAATTAATATTTGTTAGTTAAAGAAAATATTAATGAAAAGAATTTGATCCAGGACCATACGGATTGGATGTATAACTTGGTCCTGAATTCGCCGCAAACAAAGTATGCGAAGCGTATTGGATTTTTTTAGAGTTTGAATCTTGGTTAGAAGACCTTGTATCTCTGTTGTTTTGATTGTTTTGAATCGAATTGATAAATCCATTAAGGAAAGTATCTTTTGGCATGTCTACTAGTCTAAATATATGCGTCATAAAATATCTCTATGATACCAATATATTAAAGAAAATTCAATTTTTTTGTGTTAAAAATTACAAGATAGTGTTTTATCATTTGTTGCAATAGTCGCATTATCATCATCGTCATCATCATCAATTTTAAATGCTATATTAATATAATTACCTGATTTATTTGGTGGTCCAAATTCTTTTGACATAAATTTAATAATTTCGCTTTTCTTTGGAATAGTTTTAAAGTCATATGTTCTTTTATACCATTCTTTAAATTCATCACATAAATTATCTCTTTTAATTGTATCATTAATACTACTAGTAATATTAATTTTATCTGTAATAAATTCTGTATAATAATCATTTTCCATTTTATATTGATTGGTAAATGCCATAACTTCCTCTGGATCTTTAAGAATAGTATTTACTTTATATTCAGTATTATAAATATATATTAAATAACTTATAAATGTTGGTGCCCATTGATCAATTTTCTGTTTTAAACTTGTATCAAGCATAAATTCATTTGATTTTTTTGGATTGGGTGTAAATTTAGAACCAAAAAGAATTACTCGAAGACGACGCCACGTACCATCATCAATTGATGGGATTGTTGGCAATTGATTGCATGTTAAAAAGTATTTCATTTGTGGTTTAAATTCAATCATGTCGCCTGATCCCTTAAAAAGATCACGTACTAAAATTTTATCACCTCCTGTAAATTCTTTCATTACACCAACATTCATTTTTTCATCTTCATCAGCTTCTTGAAATACACCACATCGTCTTCCTTTCATACGTACTTTCTCAGGCGCGGTTTCATTTGATTGTCCTCGTTTCCTTGTAATAATAGTAATCGGACATGACATGTAATAATCTCCTAATGCTAAATACATTAAATCCATAGTTAATGATTTACCATTTGAACCACAACCAGTTAATATATATAATTTTTCTTCTTTAGTTGTTCCAGACAAACATGTACATAGTGCATTTAAAAAGTATTTTTGTACAGCTTTGTTTGGTAAAACTTTGTCGAAAAAACTAAACAAGTGAGTATTGTATGGATTTTTTTCATTCCATTTATGGTAATCGTTTTTAGTACTATATGTGATATAGTCATCGGGACGACCTTCTCTAAACATACTTTGTTCTAAATCATAAATACCATTTTCAAATCCAATCAAGTTTATATTTGAATCTAATTTTTGTTCAAATTCAGAATCATAAAATAGTCCTTTACATTCATCGATTAAAGTTTTCTTAAATGTATTATTCATTAATTTATCGACAATCTTATCAATTCTAGATCTTTTATGTTGAAGTTCTTCTTTCTCAAAACCATTTACATTAGTCGCTTTCATACTAATTTCTGCAATTTCACGATTATATTCATTTGCAAAATCTTCAGATAGTAGAATCTTTAATGTATAACCTTCCTCGATACGATGCCATCGATGGTTTTTAAATTCCCACCATATATTATTTTTTAATCCAGAACATACAAAACGATCTGAATATTTTGAATATACGCTTTTTGCTAAATAATATGTATTTCCATCTAAACTTTTCTTCATCATTGTTTTAAATTCTTCACGTGTAAATTCATCGTATTCTTTAGGATCATCTTGTTTAGCCCAATAAGCTAATGACCTAATAGTTAATACATTACCATTTAATGGATTCTTCATAGTATTCCACATCTTATTACATTCACCTTCTTTATATTTACGACCACTTTTTTTTGAAAACTCAATCCAAGATAATAATAAAGAATCGTCAATATTATGTAATGCAAGTCCTACACGTAACCAATCGTGATAATCAAAGGATCTTTTATCATTTAACATATTTGCATATATAATAGCTCTCCTAACATCATCTTCTTTTGATGCTGGGATTTCATATTTACTTTTTGTTGCATTAACATCTGAATTAATACCAATCTTATCACATTCTACATCAATATCAGACATACCATTTAAAAGTGGTGTAGAATGTTTTTTATTATTTTTTTTTTTTTGGATTGAAAAATAATTAATAAGATCATCTTCACCATAAACATAATCTGTTTCTTCTTTAGTATCACAATCATAACTTTTTTGTTTGGTATGATTATAAATTATATCCAAGTTTTTATCATACATTTTAGTTAATTGATACATATGACCATTCGGTTTCTTGCTTCCATATAAAAACCATGCATTTGTTGAAACTACAGATTTATCAATAATTTGTTCTGGTGTGTTTATATATGATGAAAATAAGTCTTCATCTTTACATAATTCTACAACAAAATGTCTAATTAAATGTCTGATTTTTTTATTTACTAATAAATCTTGAAATATTATATGAAATCCATCTTTATAAACACATTCTTTTTCAGTTGGAAGTTTTTTCTCAAATATACATATTTTATAATCAATGTTTGATGTATCTAAATATTTATCAATTAATTCAATATATTTTTCAGATATACTTGTTATCATATCATCATCATATAAACGCCCTCCTTTATAATCTTCTAATGGAATTTCTAAATCTATATCAATAATTAATGGTGCATATTCTTTTTGTGTCTCTAAAATAGCAATATCATCAACACCGTTTGCAATTGCATTTGTATAATGAGTCATAAAGGTTTTTCTTTGTTCATTATCTAGTATAAATTTACCATTAAACATACCATACGATAAATGAGATGCCTCATTTCTATTTTCATCAGTACATCTATGATCGTTTAAGAATTCGTGCACCTTATTCTTATATTTCAACTGTTTTTTAGGGTTAATATTAGTCATTGTATTAATTAATTAAAATAAGATTTTTTTATATATTATTTTCAATTTTTTTAAATCACTTGAAAATATGACTAAAAACATCAATAGGGGCTAAATATACGGATTTATACACAAAAATAACTAAAATCATATTTGTGAGTATAGTATAATGTTATTAGGGAAAATATTAAAGTTTTAAATATATAATAATTAAAATTGAAAATATATATTTAAAATATTAATTATTATATAATAATAATAATGAATAATGATAATATCTTTTGTGAAAAATGTTCTAATTTATATGATATTTCTAAATCAAATATTATAAAATTAAATGATACCCGTATTAAAATTGATAAAATATCAGAGGCGTTAAGTTTATTTGAAGAAAAAGGGAAATTAGTAAATTATAGTGCTGGTTTTACCAAAGAAGAAATTAATAAAAATAAGAAATATCAAAAAATGAACGATAGTGATAAAATTATATTTAATCAAATATTTGAAGAATTAATAAATTCTAATGCAGAATTTAAATGTTATAATTGTAATTTTTCAAAACAAATTGTAAAAACAACATTATTATATGAATTATCTATGGAAGACGTTGTCGTTAACATTTCATGTTTGGAAGAAAATGAATTAATAACAAAAGACCAAACACTACCACATACCCATGATTATTTATGTAAAAACATAAATTGTATTACACACAAAGAACCTAATAGAAAAGATGCTGTCTTTTATAAAGAAAATAACAGTTATAAACCAAATTATATTTGTACAATATGTTATTATAATTGGTAAAATAAATTAAAATTAATAAATTATAATTGTGATAGTAAATTAAAATTAATAAATTATAATTGTGATAGTAAATTAAAATTAATAAATTATAATTGTGATAGTAAATTAAAATTAATAAATTATAATTGTGACAGTAAATGCTCTTTATTTAATTCGTTTAAATTCCAAATTTCATATTTACCATTTGGTAAATGTCTTTTTAATTTAAAAGGAATAACATTACGTATAAATTCTTCTTCTGCTATTTTATCATATGATAAATGATGATGATTTTTAATTAATGCTTTTGCACCCATTGTTAATTGAATTGTTCTTTCGCCTAGAATTCGAACCATTTCATATTTAGTTAATCTATTTATACTAATTCTATTTTCTTTAGACAAAAATTCATTTCCAGTTTCACTTGGTATTTCGACTTGTTCGTTATTTTCAAAATAGTCATTATCATTTTCAATAACATCATTAATATCACATTCTTTATTATCTTGTTCATTTATTTGGTCAGTTATTTGTTCAGTTGTTTCTTCATCATATTCCTCGTCATCTTCGTCATCTTCATCGTCTTCATCATCGTCGTCGGTATCGATTATATCGACATCATCATATTCTTTTTTAGTTGATTTTTTAGCCATTATATATAATTATATATAAATAAATATTTTTTATATCAATTTTTTTATAAAACCCTTTTTATGAGATTTATCACAACAAAACTAAAATTATAATTATTTTCTTTTATATATTAATGTTAAAATTGATTAAAGAATCTATTATAGTTGGGATAGTTACTGCAATTATTGGCAGTATCATTTTTTATTTTACAATATATAAAATTAAAAAATGTAATAATAATAAAAAAAATAATAATTTTAATAAAATAATAATTGCTTTTTTTATGACTGGTGTTGTTTTACATATAATATTAAATAAATCTGGATTTAATAAATGGCAATGTGATAAACAAACAATGACTGGGATATGTAGATTATCAATGTTATGATATTATCAAGTTTTCAATTGATTGTTTAAGTGTATCTATTATTGACAAATCAATACAATATATTCTAATTATATATTCTTGATGTTTTTGTGTTAATAGTAATGAAAAATCACGAACTTTATTATCAGTTAATAGTGTTCCTGTTTTTAAATTATAAAACTTGATATGGTTTAATGGATTTGTTTTACCACCAACATACCCAACCTTAAAATTAAAAATTTTAAAAGCATCTGGATTAAATTGACTTTTTAATATTTCTTCATTTATTTTACATGGACATGTAGATATATGTTGGAAAACTAATTTAGGTAATTTACGATGATTTATATCATGAATAATTTGTTTAATAGGTTCTGTGGTTTTGTTATGCCAAACAAACGAATCTACTAGTTCTAACATTTTTTCTGGATCTAATAAATAATTAGAAATTTTATGTTCTTTTTCAATTTCTAATAATAATTTAATCATTAATATTTCAACTCCTTTTACAGCTTTATGATTATATATTTGTCTATGTAACCTGTACCTCAAGAAAAACATTTGATATATATCTTCGGAACATTGGTGTGAATAACATATTTTATTATCAATTACTCTTGCATCATTAATAATTCTTGTATAATCAAAACCATATTTCAATCCAACTGCTTGTGTATCTCTTGTTAAATAATCAAATTTATCAACATCAATCGAATTTACTGGATTAGATATAATATGAAATATCCATTTTCCAATTTGATATTTGCTATTCCATTTAGTATATTCTGATTCATGTGGATTTATTAAATCACCAATTACTTTTATTTGTTCTTTATTTAAATTTATTTTATTTTGGTCAACTAAATAATTTAATAAATATATTGATCTATTTTCATGAACTGTATTTTTTGTTTTTGATTTTATATCATCATAATTTGGTAGATTAGATAAAAAATAATCATCAAATAAATGCGAAAACATAACATGACCTAAATCATGACACAGTCCTGCTATCCCAACCAACTGTATGATTTCATCTGTAATATTTAAGTCTGGTTGATTTTTTGCAATATTAGATATCATTTTTGATGCTAAATGATATGTACCAATTGAATGCTCAAATCTTGTATGTGTTGCAGTCGGAAATACTAAATATAATACCCCTGTTTGATGAATATATCTTAATCTTTGAAAAATAGATGTATCTATAATAGATGTTGCTAAATCATCTATTGTTATATATCCATGTATATTATCGTAAATTATCATTAAGTTTATTAATTATAATTATAATTAATAAAAATATCAATTTTTTATTCATCTTCAGTATCTTCATCGTCTGTATCTTCGTTATTACTAATTTTATTACTTTTAATTTCTGGTATAATATATTTATTATTAATAACTGGTTCATTCACAACAGTTTCAGAGTCATTTGATAATTCATGAATAGATAATTCATTCATGATTAACTTGAAATATTTTACTAATGGATGACTACCAGACGATTTATTATTTAAAATCATGGTTATCATTGGTTTATATTGTGTTGGATTTGAAAATATTTCAGATGGAGTTGGTATTGGTATTTTAAACATTTTTTTTAATTTAGTATATTCTTTAAAAATAATTTTACTAATATTTTCATTTTCATCTGATTTTTTATCACAATAATTTACTTTATTTCTAGCTGATGTTAGTTCTTTAATTCTTTCTTTTAATTTTAAAATATTATCATCTATAACAACTTTATTAACTTGATCATTAATAACAACCTTAATAATAATCTTATCAGAGTTTTTGTCATATTCTACTAATTCAATATTATAATTCAATTTAATATATTTTTTTTGTAATTCATCTAGATTTATTTTATTATTTTTATCCATACTTTTAATACTTTTTTTAAATTTATCAATTGCCATCTTGGAATTAAAACCACATTTATATCCTTCGATATGTATATTTTTATTTTTTAATTCGTTGTTAATCATATATATATTATTTATTAAATAATATTCTTTAAATAATATTAATTTAATATTATAATAATATTAAATTAATTAAAGAAGCATTATTTATTAATAATAAAAATGGTTAAAGATGATACTTTATATAAAAGTTTAGAAATTGAAACAAATGCATCAGCAGGTGATATTAAGAAAGCTTATAATAGATTATCAAAAATATGGCATCCTGATAAACATTCTCAATCTGATGATTCTAAACAAACAGAAGCAAAGGAAAAATTTCAAGCAATTAATCAAGCAAAAGAAATCTTATCAGATCCAGAAAAAAGAGAATTTTATGATAATCATGGATTGGAAGCAGATATGAATAATCAATCAGGATTTGATGGATTTCCTTTTGGAGAAGGCGGCTTTTCATTCGGTGGTGGTGGTTTTCCTTTTGGTATGCCAGGTATGCAACGACAACAACAACAACAACAAGAAAATATAATTCAAGAAATTAATGTTACATTAGAACAATTATATAATGAGGCATCTATGGATGTTAATTATAAATATAAACAAGTTTGTGCTAAATGTTCTGGTGAAGGAACTAAAAACTGCAAGAAAAGTAAATGTATGCAATGTGATGGTAAGGGAGTAAAAATTAATATTATTAAAAGAGGTCCTATGATGCAACAAACAGTAGGAAATTGTAATTTTTGTAAAGGTACTGGTGTTTTTATTGAAGATAACAACAAATGTGATGTATGTACTGGAACTCGTTATATTATTAAAGATAAAAAAATATCTATTCCACTTAAATCTGAATTATCTCATGGTAGTAGAATTTCATTAGAAGGGAAAGGGCATCAATTAAAAAATATTAAAACAGATTTAATATTGAGTATTAATGTTTTAGAACACGATAAATTTAAACGTTTAAATAATGATTTATTTATTACAATTGAATTGAAATTATACCAAGCTTTATTTGGGTTTAATAAGATAATTAATCATTTAGATGGTCGTAAATTACATATTAATCATTCAGGAAAAACAGAATTTAATTGCACCCGCAAAATTGTTGGTGAAGGATTAAAAAAAAAGGGAGATATTTATATAAAATTTATTTATACATTACCAAATATATCATCTGAATCTAAAAAACTATTGAAACCAATTCTTCAAGGAATTGATAAACATGAAGTTCAGTCTGAAAATGTTATTCTTAAAATACCAGATTTAGTTACTACAAAATTAGCAGATTGTAATGTTGATCATTTATATAAAATACTTGATGGTAATAAACAAGATAATAGACACAACAGTCAGCATGACTCATCACAACAGTTTTTTGAACAAGAAACATCTCCACAACAACAACAATGTCAACAATCCTAACAAGTTTGTTTTTAACACTAATTTTAAGTTTAAATATATTTAAATTTAAAATTATTAATTTGAATACCATATTAGTCAATATTATATTTTGGTTTTCCAACATCAATTCTACATATTGGACATTTATGATTATATTCGGTTAAATAAGAAATAATACAATCCTTGTGGTATTTATGATTACAATTTAGAGTTATGATTGTTTCATCTTTTAACATATTACTCATACACATACAACACATTATATCACTATCTGATTCAAATATTTGTGTATCTAGATTTTCAATATCTTTGTCATCTGTTGTAACAATAACATTTTCTAAATTAGATGGATTTACTACATTATTTTGACCAAATTCAGATTGTATTAGTTCGTGAATATTAATTTGAACATGAAATGTATTTGGTATAATGTTTTGATTATTGTCTAATATATTAATTGAATTTATTGGTATTTCTGTGATAATATTAGACTCGTTAATAATTGTATCTAGAGAACCAATAATTTGATTTATATTAAAGGGACCAATATTATCAGGCGGAACTATATTATCAGGTTGATCAGTATTATCAGGCGGAACTATATTATCAGGTTGAACTATATTATCAGGTTGAACAGTATTTTGTTGGAGTATATTATTAAGTATTAATTCAAAAATATTATTTATTGCATCAGATTGTGTGTGTATTGAAACCTGTTCAATAGTCTCTAATGGTATTTGTATATTAATATATTGATACAAATTATAAATAGTTTGATTAATTTCTGATAATTCAGACTCTGTAATATATATTTTTAATTGCCTAATAATATCCAATTCATTGTCATATGTTGATTGATAAACAATTCTGACAGCTGATAAATGTTCGCATAATTCAATATTTTGTGTAATATCCATTTATATTATATTATATTTTATTTTATTATATTATATATATTTCAATATTTTTGTATAATATCATAAAATTGAAAAATAAATATTAAAGATATAATTTTTATTATAGTTAATGGATATTGAAATTATAATTAATGATTTAGAATATAAATATTATACAAATATAAATACAACCTTATCTAAAAATAATGTTGAAATTAATTGGATTATAACTCATATTAATAAATTAAAGGAACTTGTTAATACTGATACAGAATCGAATATAATCAAAAAAAACGAAATTATCGTGGTAAATACACCTGATGATAATAATAATTTATATAAAAAATCATGGTCTAAATTAAATGCAATTCATAAAATAATTAAGGTAAAAGAATTTGTTAATAATATTATTTTTGATAATGAAACAGAACGGGAAATATTAAAAGACGAACTTGTTAATTTGATTAAAATTAAAGTTTTAACAAAAAAAGATAAAATCATGTACGATGAAGAAAATGGAAAAATTATATCATTAAAACATTTACAATATAAAGATGGAAAATATTTTTATTTACAAGAATAAATAATATTGATTAGTTTAAATACTATTTTTATTTATATTATCATAAAAATATTGATTTTTTATTGGTTTAAATACTATTTTTATTTATATAATAATGTCATTTGAAAATATGGATAAAATATTAAATAAAACATATGCTTTACTTCAAGCTAATAATTATACTAATTTAAATTTTAAAGAACTTCAATGTGTTAAAATTGATATTTATAAAGAATTATTAAATGATTTTTCATTAATAACTCTAGAAATTGTTGATGAAATTTTTAATAGATTGACTAATATAACATATAATATTGAAGATAAAATATCTCTTGATAATGGAAAAAATAGTTTTAGAGAATTTGAAGAATCTTTTTCAAATATTAAGGTCCCAACAAAATATAAAAAATTAAGTGATCATTTTGATAAATTACAAAAATTACCACAACCCGCACAAAGATCACAAGAATGGTATGATTATAGATATAATCGAATAACTGCATCAGATATGGCTGCAGCTATAGATTTAAATCCATATGAACATGTTGAATCATTTATTCTAAAAAAATGTGATCCAAATTTTCCATTTTATGATAATGCAGCTGTTTGTCATGGTAAAAAGTATGAAGCTACAGCAACAATGATTTATGAACATATATATAATACTAGAATACATGAATTTGGTGCATTACCTTCTGAAAAATATAAAATTTTAGGAGCATCACCAGATGGTATTAGTTCGCGTTCTACACTCGATAATAAATTTTCAAAAAGATTAGGAACAATGTTAGAAATTAAATGTCCTGTTACAAGAGATATTCATACATCTGGAAATATTATTGGTGATATTTGTCCTTTTTATTATTATTGTCAAGTTCAACAACAATTAATGTGCTGTGACTTGGATGTATGTGATTTTTGGCAATGTAAAATTACTGAATATAAAAATCGGTCAAAATATTTATCAGATGACTGTAAATCATGCATAACTACTATTGGTACTGACTCTGAAAAAATAAATGTTGATGACAAGTTAAAAAAAGGAATAATATTAGAATTTTATCCAAAACAATTTATTCCAGAATTTGATGGTGATTTACCTGAATGGAAAAGTAAATATATTATTCCAAAAAGATTAGATATGGATGATGTAAATTATAATACATGGTTAATAAAAACATTAGATGAGTATAAAGAAGAATATCCAGATATTAGCAAAGATTATTATTTTCATCGTATTATTTATTGGAAATTAGAATTATCTCATAATATTCCTATTCATAGAGATGATGTTTTCTTTGAAAGAATAATGCCAATATTGGATGAAACCTGGAATAAAATAGTTTATTATAGAAACCATTTAGATGAATTAGACGAATTACATAAAATAGTAAAAAAAAGAAAAAAATATATTAAAATGTTTTTAACATTTAAAATACATAGTAGTGATATTATTAAAAATAAATCATTGATATTAGATCCAACATTTGATTGTATGTCATTATATGTTGCTCCTATTGTCAAAAATAATTATTATAATAAAAATAATAATTATATTAAAAAAGAAAATAGTTTTGAACATGATGATTTAATTGTTGATGATTGTGATTTTATAGATTAGATTTATTTTATAATTTTATAAGGTTGTTTCTTTCTAAGAACTTTTCTTTGGGGCTTTTTTAGAACTTTACTTTACGACACTTTTAGAAACCTTTTTAGGGGCTTTTTTTAGAACTTTACTTTACGACACTTTTAGAAACCTTTTTAGGGGCTTTTTTAGAACTTTTCTTTACGACACTTTTAGAAACCTTTTTAGAAACCTTTTTAGAACTTTTCTTTACAGCACCTCCAGTCATTACCGCTTTATTGGAAACCTTTTTTACCACTTTATTGGAAACCTTTTTTACCACTTTCTTGGAAACCTTTTTTACAGCTTTTTTAGAAACCTTTTTAGAACTCTTTTTTACCGCTTTTTTAGAACTCTTTTTTACCGCTTTTTTAGAACTCTTTTTTACCGCTTTTTTAGAACTCTTTTTTACAACTTTTTTTGATACTTTTTTAACTGCTTTCTTTCCACCTCCTGTTAATTTCATATATTTTTTTTCACCAGCAGCAAGAGAAGATGAACCACCTCCACCTCCACCTCCACCATCCTCAGCAGCAGGACCAGAAGCAGGATGAGCAGGAGCAGCAGCAGTAGCAGGAGCAGAAGATGAACGATCAGCATCGGCAACAGGAGGAGCAGCAGCAAGAGAAGATGAACCACCACCACCACCACCAGCACCACGTTCATCATCATCATGAACAGCATCCTGTACCATTCTCTGTACACTTTCAACAATATCTTTTATACCATCCTCGGTCATGTTTTTCCATAAAAACGCATTAAAAAGATCGTATATTCCATGAATAATACCACCAGTAGTCAATATTGGAACAATTATAACAAAATGCTTGGAGGATGTTGGGTCATCTGGGTTTTTATTTGTTGTTTTAAACATTGTATATTTTGCGGTTCCGTTGTCTTTTTTTATACTTTGTAATATTGATCGAATTTCTAATTCACCCGACTCTATATTACACGTAATACCTCCTGATGTTAAAAGCTTACTCGCTACATCCGTTGGTTCTAAAATATCACCGATATTTATAGTTTTAAGAACTGTTTTTGAGTCTTCGTCTCGTTTATAAACTACAATAATTGTATCAAATGTTGGACTACTTAGAGATGCCATATTATATATATATTATAGTTTAGATAAAAAAAAATAGTATTTTTTTTAAAAATTTTTAAATTATTATTTTTTAAAATAATAATTTAAAATAATTAATGATTTTTAATTATTAAATGATTTTTAATTAATATTTCATTTCCTGAAATATTATCAAATTTATAATCAGGTGTTGCACCTGCTTTACCAGTTGGATTATATCTATATTTAACCATTTTATTTTGTTTTCTTTTATTCAATTCTTCTAATTTAGATAATCTAATTGGATCTATTTGTGTTCCATAACATTTACAAGTAAAATCTTTAAAAGGTGATTCATCAACAATTGATTTATTATTAGAATTTAAAAATTTATTTTTTGCATTATAAAATTTGCCAATTAAATTTAAATATAATTTAGTATTAATAGAATCTTTATTAATATATGCTAAATAATAATCAAAATATAAATACATCATAACCAAGTTATTAGTTCCAAATGTTGTTGTTTTAATATCTGAATAATTATAAACAATACATCTTTTATTACTTCCAAATAATCTTAAACATAATTTATTTTCATGATAAAATTCAACACGTCTATCCATAAATGTAAAAAATGGTGAAAACTCTTTCACTGTTATTTTTGTTTTAAATTTATCTTTTAATATTTTATAAATATCCATAGCATCTTCTTCAAGATCAATACTGATTAATTCATAATATGGATAATTATTTAAAGCATTTTTTGGAATACTTTTTTTAACATAATAATCAAATCCATGAAATCCAACAACAATTAATTTAGAATTATGAATTATTTTTTGACATATAAAATCATTTATATCTTTGTTTTCTGATAACTTTATTTTTAAATTATTATTAGATTCATCAATTGGATAATACTTGAATATTTTTTGAAATCGTAGTATTGTTTTATCTAATCGCCAAAATGATGTAAGCGGGTCAGTAAAAATACGAAATGCATCAACCATCATCATATGTGGATGTGTGCATTTTATATCATGTGCTGTAATAATCGGCATTGTATTATATATATGTGTTGGTATATATGAAATATCACAATAATTTAAAAAATTAACATATATTTTATATGTACCATTATGCATACCTTCAATAGATTCAATATTATTAAATTTATGACTATATAATTCCTCTGTTAATTCAATTAAATCATCAATTGGATATGGTGTATAAAATTCAATATCTGCTAAATCTGGCCAATTATAAAAAGCTCCATTTATTTCTTTATAAAAACCATCTTTCTTATTTTTATTAATTATTAATAAATTTTGTGCATACCCACCATATACAACTCTTTTTTTTCTTTTTATAAAATCAATAATTACTTTACACACTTGAGATGATTCGTCAAGTGTTGGTTCGTTTTGTTTCTTATATTCATATATTGCTTCATCTTTTATTTTATTTATATTTTTATCGATATCAACTATATCTTTTTGACGATACATTTATATATTTTAAACTAGATATAAAAAAATGTTATTTATTGAATAAATCATCAAGAATCAAAAACTTCGCAAAAATTAGGTTTACTAACAAATTTTTGTTCATAATCATTTAATTTAAAATCATTTTCGTTAATTTCTTTATCTTGTACTTTATCTTGTACTTTATCTTGTACTTTATCTTGTACTTTATCTTGTACTTTATCTTGTACTTTATCTAGTATATTTCTAACGTCAATAGTTTTACCACGTTTACTTTCATCATAAAAGGTTTCCCACGTCAAGTTATCATTGTTTTCTAATTGTTTAAATATAGCATATTTATCTCTAAATATTTCAGGGATTACAAAAGAACTATCTATTTTAGTATTTTTTTGTAATTTATAATAAATAACAATATCATTATCATATATATTTTTTAATTCAGCCATTTTTTTTTTTTGAACATTAAGCATATTTAATTTATGTTGAATAATAATTTTATTTTCTGCTAATTTTAATAAATTTTCTTTATTTTTTTTATCAATATCTTGTTTATTAATATCTAATTTTTTCTTTATTTCATCATTTTCTTGTTCTTTTTTCTTAATATCTAACAGTCTATTTTTTTTATTAATATTTTCTTTATGAATATTTTTTTCTTTAATATTTTCTTCTTTAATATTTTCTTCTTTATTTATAAAAACTTTAATTGTATTAGTACAACAACAACTATTAGATGTATATACAAGAATGGTCGCAAAACCATACATTAAATTATTAGATAAACATGATCTAATAAATAATTTAGCCTGGGTAATATCATTATATACCCCAATTATATTTAATTTATATTTAATTACAAAAGTTTTCATTACCATAATTAATTAACATTCTTTTATAATCATTTATAAGTTATTATAAATGAAAATTAATTTAGATTTTATAAATAAAATTTTTAATTTAAAAATAAAAATAACTAATCAAAAAGATAAAGATAAATTATCAAAATTTGATGATTATATCCCAATGTATGATATTTATAGTCAAAAAATTTATTTAATAAATAATAAAAATATTCATCATAAATTAATAGAATCACATTATCGTTTTATTAATGATGAAATATCAGGATGGTTAACAAATTTATATAATAAAAATATTAAAGATCCTATATTATCAAAAAAATATAAAGATAATCTTGATATTATATCAAATTATAATTTAGAGATATTGCTCGATACATCATATAAAACATTATATAAATATTCTCTAGAATTAGGATTATTAATTAGTATCTGTAAAAGAAATAGTTTTAATCCTTTTATTCACCATCTTAAACCATATTATACTAAATTAGAATTAATTAAACTTGGACAAAATATGAATATTATTAAAACTGACATTGACCCAGAAACGTTAACTGATCAAGATAAACATTATTTAATTTGTAAACAAGTTTCTAAAAACGATGTTTCATTTGATGATATTTTTAAACATCATGAACATGTGTTAAAATTTAAAATAGAAGCATGGGTGTGTTTTTATAGTTTTATTGGGTCGTTTTTGTTTAATAATTTTTTAAGAATACCTTCAACAATATTAAGTGATAATTATTATCAAGGATTATATAAAATTGTAAAATGTATGGAACAAGCACCTGAATTATCAAATGATTTTGATATATATAGATTTATTTGGGATGATTCATTTATATCAATTTTAAATGAAGGTGATATATTTACAGATCCAGGATTTATGTCAACTACAAGAGATCCGTTTTATAGTCCTGGAATTAATGGAACATTTGGATTAATTTTAATTAAAATAAAAATACCAAAAAATAAAAAAGGGGTTGGTATTTTTATTGAAAATTTTTCATTATTTCCAAAAGAAGAAGAATTTCTTATATCTCCTTGTTCTAAAATTAAATTAATTTCTAAAAATAATAATTTTAAATATTACCATACAAATCAACAATTTGAAAAACTTATTAATAGAAAATATGAATTTGAATTAATTGATAACGGGTATGAAGATTTTTATAATGACTATAAAATAAATAATCAAATAACAAATCAAATAAAAATCAAATATACTAATATAAAAAAAATATTATTAGATGGAACAAATAGAATTAATATTATTAAACAATTTATAAAATTATATTCTATTAATAAAAAAATAGATTTAATATTAGATAATCATAAATATTCTTTTAATTATCACTGGTTTGATTCATCAGAGAATAGTTCTTATAAAAAATTTTATTATAATAATATTAAAGATGGGATATTATTCTCATTATTTGACGAAAATGGATATCCTTATTTAAATATAGAATGTGGTCAGTGTTTAGTAATCAATTATATTAATCAATTATATTTAGGTGAAACAAATATTGAAATTAATAAAGAACTTGTTGAATTAATATTTTATTTTGGAAAAATATTTTATTATACAGAATCATTAATTTATCATAAATATACAACATTTAATGTTTTATTAAAAGATAAAAATAAGATTTTTACATCATTTTATTTATTTAATTGGTCTCTTTATAATTATTTAAAAAATGGTGTTAAATATTTAGATTTTAATCCTTTTATTACATATGATATTGGTTATTGGTATCTAGATGAATATTTTAATAAAAAAATAAATACTGATATAATATTAAATGTTAAAAATAATAAAGATTTAATAATAAATACGTGTGAAACTAAGTTTGAATATTATCCAAAATTATGTTCAGAATTAGATATAAATATTATTAATAAATCTTATGTAACATTAAATATTAGCGATATGATACAAGCATCTGGTGAAATTCTTTTTATTAAACCAAATATTGAATATTCTGAAGATAATATCAATGACAAAGATTTTAAACTTATATTTAGACAACCAATACGTCGATTATAATTATTTTAAAAAATAAATAAATTATTTAACCTTTAAATTAATTATTTTCTATTGTTAATAAATATGTTAATTAATTATTTTTTTATTGCAATTATTATAATCATTTTTATTAACCAGATTAATGATATTAATAAATCAGATAATAAACCAGATAATAAATCAGATAATCAACCAGAAATTTTGTCTGAAAATAAACAAGAAAATAAACAAGAAAATAAACAAGAAAATAAACAAGAAAATAAACAAGAAAATAAACAAGAAATTAAACAAGAAATTAAACAACAAAATAGAATACAAAATAGAACACAAAATAGAACACAAAATAGAATACAAAATAGAATACAAAATAGAACAAGAGAGAACAAAAGACAGATATCTGATGTACAAGAATTTGATCGTCCATATCCATGGTCTAAAATTATTTATAATAGTGGTGCAGAATATCCTTATTTATATTGTATAAAAATTATAATCCCATCTTTAAATGATTATGAAAAATGGAAACAAATAATTCCTAATATTGAAATTGATCCACTTTCAAAAGAACTAATAATTCCAAGTAAAGACGAAGCAAGTGCTTTAGCATTAGCTAATTTAATATGTATTAATTTATCTGGACAAATGACAATTCAAGAAATATTAGATAAAGATTTAATAAGAATTTCGATAAGAAAAGCCAAAAGTCATCAAGTTGTTAAAAATAAATTAAGAGAACAAATAATGGAGTGTTTATATGGTAAATCATTTAATACAGTTCAAACAAAATATGAACAAGATCTAGCAAAACATAATATACCATCTGATAATAATAAAATATCTGATAAACCACCTGATAAACCACCTAATAAACAACCAACGTCTCTTAAAAGTGATGATTTTAAAGATACCTTTGTGCATTTTACAGATGATGTAAAACATGACGACATTGATAATGTCGTGAATTATGATACTAATTCTTATTCATTTATATAAATAATATATATTGGATATGTTTTCTGAATACAATATATTCTTTATAAAAATAATATTATAATAATATTTTTATAAATAAATTTTTTAAGATACTAGTTGATTAGAAAATATTTCTTGTTCAACATTATATTTATAGATAGCAGTATTAACTTTTTTCTGTAAATCTTCTTTATTTTTATCAAATAAATTTTTGGATGGTGGATAAAATATATTAACCCACCACTTTGTTGCTTCAATTTGTTCTTCTCTATAATTATGATAATTATCTCCAAAATAATTATTTTCTTTAATATATTTAACAATTTTATTAATCATAATTTGTTGTGGATTTGCGATATTAATATTGATAAATTTAATTTTATTTTTGAAACTTTGAGGTATTATAAGATCTGGATAAATATCATATAAGAATCTTAATGTATTCATTTCTTCTAATACTTTTTGTAATGATTTAATTCTTTTATTTAATAAAGTAGAATCTTTTTTAGGATCATATTTAAATCCTTTACATATAACATATCTTTCAGAATCCGACATTCGTGAAAAATATGGTTTATATATATATGTTTCATTATAAAAACTTGATAATATATATAATAATTTAATAGTTGGTATTGTATAACTTTCAAATATTTTAAGTACAAAATTACCATCTTTTGCTTGAACATTGAGAGCAGTTATAATTTCACCTAATATTAATTTATATCCTTCTTGTTCTTGGAAATTAGGATCATCCCATTCTATTTCACCATCAGCTGTTACTAAATCAGCATATTGTTTAGACTTTTCAATATCTTTTTTAAATAAGCTAATTGTTTTAAGTTCTGTTATATCACCTGTTGATTTACCTTTTAATTGATTACTTTTACTTGGACTACTTGTATTTTGTATATTAATTAATCCTGGAGCTTGTTTATTATAAAATCCCATGAATTGTTTTCCCATTTCTAAATATTTTCCTTTATCAGAATGAATTTGTACACTAAAAATTTTATCATTTGATATTCCTGTTCCTAATTTTTCACGAAATAATATAACAGCTTGTATAAAAGGACCTGGTCCTTCAGATAATGCTGCATAAGTTATATCTTTTTTATCTACAAGATTAAACATGTATAACATTTCCCACATTTTATAGAAATTTCTTGATAAAATATCTGGTCTATCGTCTTTAATATTTAAATAATATTTGGTTATATTATTTAGTGAATCTTTGTGATCCGCAATATTTTCTTCAAACGGATTTACAACAAAATAAAAATTATTTTTAGATTTAAGATTTTTAGTGATTGACATTGCACTTTTAGTACGATGAAAATAATTATTAAATCCTAAACTGATTACTGGAATATTAATGGTTGAACTGGTTAATATGTTTTCAGTATCTGACTTTTCTAAAAAGTCGGAATTACCTGATTCAAGTTTAAAAATTACTGGGTCATACATTATTACTATATATAAATAATATAAAAATAATTTTAAATCAATTTTTTTTATTTTTTATACTTTATTTTCTATTGAATATGTATAAAAATATGCACCCTGTAAATAAGAATCTGCTAAATCATCTTTCTTTTTATGAGACTTAAAATGTGCAACAGATTCTGGTAAATGTTCTATTAATTCTAAACAATATTTAATTCCTAAAGTTTTTGTTAATTTATAAAAAGCTGCTCCAGGTGTGTGTTTTGCTTTTACTAATTGTTTTGTATCACCATCATCAATAATTTTAAGTTTATTTGACGGTGACATGAATTTAACATTAGTTATGTTTGATTTTGTAATTTCTTTATCAATAACTCCTCTAATTAAATAATAATCATAAATTGTAGTTGCTATAGATTTCATTCTAGGATTTTTAAAAGATGGTTGATTTTCAATAACAACGTAATCAGCACTTAATAAATTTGTACGTTTTTCTAATTCCATAATTAAATCGTATTTTACATCATCAAAATTAAGACATTTAGAACTTTTTGTTTTAAAAGGTTTCATTTGTAATAATTTTGTTTCTGTTTTAAATATTTGTTTTGCATGTGCATTACAATAATTATTATTTAATTTTGAATATCCTGATTTTTTAGCACATTGTTTGCTAGTTGATTTTGAATTAATTTTATAACAACAATTATCTGATTTATTTTTATCACACGCACAAAAATAAGTTTCAAAAGGTTCTATATCTGTATTAATTTTTTTACCATGAATTTTACAATAATATATTAGTTTATTATCTATTGCGTGAATTAAACTTGCTTTTAATCCACATTCACATTTTTCATCTATTCTTTTGGTTAAATCGATATTATTCCAATCAATAATACACCAATCAATATATTTAGTTCCATTTGGTTTAATAAATTCTTTCTTTGTTAATAAACAATATGATAAATGAATAATACCAACGTCAAAAGATAAAATTATAGGAAATTTTTGAGACATATATAAATATTATAAATTATAATCTTTATATAATTAATTTTTAACTTTGAATAATATTAAAAAATCTATTTAGGTACCGAACATAAATTAATTCCTAAATTTTTTTCATTTAACATGGTTGATTTTGATTGTTTTAAATTAGAAGGAGTTATTCCATAAATACTTTGACACATAATATGTGGGGATAAAAATGGATTACTATATGGTTTTGATGGATCAAACTTTAAACTTGGGCAATCTGTCCCTGGTCTGTTTAAACCATATAATTCATTTTCAACACTTGCTCTGGATTCAAATGGAATATTATTAGATTTTGTACAAGGTGCACATGATTCATATTTACCTTTGTATAATGAATATTCAAGTGGTTCAGTACTTTCTTTAATGGTTGTTGCGTATGCACACGAATCATATTTTAGACGATTAGAACTCATATATATATATATAATTAGAAAAAATTATTTAATTTTTAATTTTAGATATCCATTGTGATAATATAACTTGAATAAAACCATGTGTATAAATATTAGTTTTAATAAAAGTTTTATCCAAGTTTTCATTTAATTCATTTTTTAATTTCTTAATATTAATATTTATATTGTTTTTATAAATATGTAAAATTAAAAATTTTATTTCTAAACTTAATAACCACGATAATTGTAAATTATTAAAATTAATGAAGGGGACTAAATTATATAAAATTATATCTATTTTTTTATTTGGACAACCTAATTTATATATAAAATCATGCTCAAGTTCTTCTTTTAATATAGCAATATATGTGTTCCTACAAGACTCGTCAAACGTTGCTATTAAATTATCTAATTTAGAAATTAATATTTTAAAACTAATATTATATTCTAAATTTTTTTCTTTTACTAATTCAACAGATATATTTTCTGTTGGATCAATATATTCAAATATCCAATTTAAATATTTAATATTATTATTGTCAGATGTTTTTAATATAAATATTTCTAATAAAATAATATCTAATTCATACCCACTATTAAAATATTTTTTATTTTCTCTAAATAATAAATGTTTTTTCATATTTGCTCCATAATATACTAAAAAATTAATTAAATTTGGATCTTTCGCCAAACACGCAAATTCTAATAAACTATGACCATGAACATTTGTTTGATCAATACATGCACCTATTTTTAACGCATGTTTAATAAATAATGTATCACCAAATATAATAGCACTATGAAGTGGTGTATTTCCATCGTTATTATAAATATTAAATTTTACATCTCCAAAATTATATTTTTTAATTTGTTCAATATCACCTGTTTCAATTATTTCAAATAATTCAGAATTATTTTGTATATTATTTTGTAATATTGGTAATTCAAATTCATGTTTAATAGTATTTGTTAAATACACAGAACACTGTGTTTCTGTTTCATCCATTATTAATGATAAATCTTTATTTATTCCTTTTTCATCTGTTTTAATTTCATTTAATATTTTAATACATTGTTTGAAATAATCACGAGACTTATCCATATCGACTTCATAATATTGTTTTGCTATTAAATATGATTTTAAACATTTATTAATTCTTTTTTTATCCATTATTAATCATTTTTAAAATATTAAAATTTTAAACACAACTAAATTAATAATTAAAAATAATTTTTTCACCAACAGTATTGTTGACTAATTGTATTTTATCACGCGTACTACATCCTCCTCTTGGTATAGACATTACTATATGTTTTGGATTTTGATAATCTCTATCTAAAAATTGAAATTTATGATCTAATAATTGATTATTTTCTTTTATACCATCACGAGATGCATTACCAAAATGTATATTGTTTGATACATCTAAATTACCAAATCCTCTACCAGGACCAATCGCACCTATATTATAATAAAAATTATCTTTATCATTTTTATTAAAATCTTTATTCATTATATTATAATATATTTTATATTTTATTACGACCCAATATATACGAATCTTTGACACAATCTTTACCATATGTTTTACAATTTCCGCTTTTACCATCATTTGTATAACACCATTTTGCAAATCCTTCCTGATCATTTACAATATCAATATTAGGGGCAGTATAGTAATTTCTATCATTTATTAATTTACCCCAAATATCAATAGAATCAAATTTTAAATGTGATCTATAATTTTTTCTAATTTCTTTTTTAAGTTCGTCATTTATTTTATATTTATTTGGTAAATTATTATCTTTAATTATTTCATTTGTTGATAAACATGATTTATTATTATTTGATGTTAAACATAAATCATCATTAATATTGTTATTTCCTGACATATTTTCTGACATATTTTCTGTTTGAGGTAATACATAATCAAATTTTGGTTGTGATTGTGTATATATAGGTGTTTTTTCTAAATTATTTTTAGAAAAATTTAAACTAGTTTTAGGATCACTATTTATAGATATATTATTTGGTAATAATTGCGAAAAAGTATTAGAATTTTTTAATGTATTATTAATTATATTATTCATAAAAGGATTTTCATTTGTTGTTCTCGTTAACAAAGAATTATTTACAGTTGATTTATTAAAAAAATAATTACTAATATTTAAATAATAACTAATAAATAGTAATAATAATGATATTAATAACCATTTAATATCTTGTTTAAATATTAATATTAATAATGAAAAATAAATAGCAAAACGCGCAATTGCATTTATATTATTAGATTTTGATAATGAATTATTTGGAATAAATTCATTTAAATTATTTAATAAAATTTCTGGATATTGATACCATATTTCTACCATTTATAAAATCTTAGATAATAAATTAAATTATATAAAAAATATTTTTTCTAATTATATATATATATGAGTTCCAATCGTTTAAGATATGATTCTTGTGCATACGCAACAACAATTAAAGAAAGCACGGAACCACTTGAATATTCGTTATACAAAGGTAAATATGAATCATGTGTGCCTTGTACAAAATCTAATAATATTCCATTTGAATCCAGAGCAAGTGTTGAAAATGAATTATATGGTTTAAATAGACTAAATTCAGATTGCCCAAGTTTAAAATTTGATCCATCAAAACCATATAGTAATCCATTTTTATCCCCACATATTATGTGTCAAAGTATTTATGGTATAACTCCTTCTAATTTAAAACAATCGACATCAACCATGTTAAATGAAAAAAATTTAGGAATTAATGTATGTCCAAACACTAGTGATATAGGGAATACCAATGTTATTGAAAAATTTACTAACAAAGCAGAAGTTCCATTAATTCCATTATTTTTGTTATTAAAAGGTTATAATAATACAACTGATAAAAGTATTGTTATGAATTTAAACGATAAAGTAGAACCTGGTATTGATAGCAACAAAGTATTACGTGCTATACGTGATAATACATCACAAATTGATATTAAAGATTATTATAAATCAAACATCACATCAACAGATATGAATAATTTGAATAAAAAGATATCCCAGTATAATTCATGTGCTTTAAATCAAATGTAAAAAAATTGATTTTTCATGTTTATACAGGTTATATAAAATAAAAGTAGATGGAACCAATTATGAAAAACGATATTCCAATTTCCTTCCCCCGTGGGGAAGGCGTTCATCCTGCGGAAACGCCGGGTAACACCGCCCAGACCCCCTCTAAGGAGGCGGCTGCGAGCGTAGGTCCAGCGGCAACGCTGGGTAACACCGTCCAGTCCACCTCTACGAGTGGGACTGCGACCGTTAATAGTAACGAAAACACAACACATGGTGGTAAAGGTGCTGGTGGTGGTCTCCCGATGCGTTCTACGCAGGGTGGCAAAGGTGGCAAAGGTGTCGCTGACGTTTGTGAAAGCTACCCGTCGCGTTCTACGCGGGGTGGCAAAGGTGGCAAAGGTGGCAAAGGTGTCGCTGACGTTTGTGAAAGCTACCCGTCGCGTTCTACGCGGGGTGGCAAAGGTGGCAAAGGTGGCAAAGGTGGCAAAGGTGCCGCTGACGATAGTATCCGCCCCCCGATGCGTTCTACGCAGGGTGGCAAAGGTGGCGGCAAAGGTGGTGGCAAAGGTGGCGGCAAAGGTGCCGCTGACTATGGTGCTGTCATCAAAGGTGCTGGCGGCAAAGGTGGTGGCAATGGTGCCGATGACGATTGGACTACAGTAGGACCACGCACACGCCCACCACGCCCACCACCCCCTATTAAAAAACCGTGTTGTTTGTCGAACACCGTGTGTCTCAGTCTCATTGATGGAGAAAAAAGGCTAGTTTGCGGTCTTTGGGCGACGGAATGTGCGGTTGGGCGATGTTCTGGAATGAAGTGTTCGCATCGACAGGACAATCCTTGTCACGGAGAAGGAAAAGGACCCCGTTTTATGTCGTGTGATAACTGGATGAACTATGGTCAATGCGACAACCCTAAATGTCACAAAAAACATTACCCGGAGTTTCAAGGAGCAACGAGTGGTCCTAAATGGGTACCTCAGGTGCAGGCTGCACTGGCTGCACTGGTTGCACAGGCTGCGCAGGTGGTGGGAACGGGACGACGTAATGTTTCAGGACATGATACTCGGCAACGCCCAACTGCGCTATGTCGGGCTATTGTTAACAACAGTACTTGTCACAACCCAAGGTGTTCGTTCGCTCATACCGTTGAACAGATTTGTGAGAAACAATCTTTTGAAACTATTAGCAGGTGGATTGCTGGTAAAGAGGACATACCAATTCTCGAACTTCAAACGTTTTTGGATTACCAGTTCACAACGCACAAGTCCGAAATCGACGCGGCATTCCTTCACCATTATCAACGTAGATCTGGGATCGATGAATTTTGCGGAGAGAATTCGTTTGTGATGATGCTTGGAGTGGTTGCCGCTATGGGAAATATGTGTGAGTACACGCCAGATGTAAATGGACTGATGCGTCGTGGTCAGTCTATTTCTCCATATATTGGACTTACTCCACAACAGATCGAAATATTATCTTGTCTCCACGCTCGTTTATTGGGTCCTTGTAAGAAAGAGTTACGCACCCAAGAATTATTAGCTTGCGATGAACTTGTTCCAGAATCTACAAAGTGTCGGCATGGTCCCAACTGTTTCCATGGACCTCATCACAACGTCCCACGGGTGTGTAAAACCTTTTTTTTCGATGGCGAATGTTCATGCAAGTCTCCAGAGATTGAAGCAGTTCAGAAACTCCAGATTGAGGAAGACATCAAGATATTGCGATCGGCACTCGATGATACGAAAAACAAGCAGGAGATCACTAGTATCAAGAAGCAGATTATCTCTCATATGAGAGATTTGAGGGGTCTAGGAAAGGGTCATGTCTACGGCGGTTTTGTATCAATCAATGACGGGAAAAAGGATATCAGTATGGGACACGATTTGCCGTCAAAGAACCTGTTCGATCATGGCCTCATTGACAACACGTCGATTCGTGAATTTATCAAGAGAAAGACCGAACAAACCCGCCTCGAAAAGGCTGCGATGAAGATCGTCAAGTGGTTTCGAATTCTACGATACAAAATGTACCGGTCATCCTTGACGCCCTTCACCAACATTATTCATTATGAATACCTCAAGACTGGTGCATATTTCCAAGGGGTGTCTGTTGAACAGTTCGAAATAGATCTTGTAAAGTTCACAAATTGGTATTGCTATTGGCGGGTGCGGGAACCGATCTACAAAAAGTTTGTTTTGTTCGTTGATCGCAAGACTCATTATTGGGAATCCAACTGCGAAGAACTTCTGATAGACTATGGCGGTTTACATGAATGGCTCCTCGATATGCCTCGACACAAAGATCCTAAGGTCATGGGAGAATATCTCAACGTTCCGAGCAGCATGTTTGATTTGTATAACAATGCTTGCAGTCCAGGATTTTCTAGAACGTTTCCTGAATGGGTCGAACACAACCCAGAAATCAAGAAAGTTGTTGAACTTGTTCTGAAATATGGGATTAGTGGTTACCGCGCGAAACAGTACATTGAGATGGGATGTGAAAACATGGGACTTTTGGTTGAAGAGTTTATGTTATACAGGACAGACGTGGTGAGACAATGGTACAAAGTCAACCTAGAACTTCCGTATTTGAAAATGGCACCTGTCAATATCGCAACGTTTCAAGAGAATGAAGAGTTTTACAACAAATTCATCCTTAATGGTTTTTGGGAACAATACAATGGTGATTTCAACAAGTTTGTTAAAGATAACAAAAATGGGTGGTGTTTTATCCCTAAATCATCGTCTTTGAACCCGTCTGAGAATGCAAAATGCGTTGCGCGTCTAAAGGAACAAGAGGAACAAATGGCTATTATTCATGAGAAGCAGAAGGAAATCATGGATGAAAAAGCAGCGGTGAAGAAGAAAAAGTTAGCAAAGTTGCTGGCGGCTCGACTTGATGCAAAGGCTGAGGAGAAGAAAAGGTTAGCAAGGTTGCGGTCGACTCGACTTGCAGCAAAGGCTGAGAAGTCGGACGATGACTCTGACTCTGACGATGACTCTTCTATCTCTTCTAGCTCTTCTGGCTCTTCTAGCTCTTCTAGCTCATCTGGCTCTTCTGATGACTCTGACTCTGACTCTGATGATGAGTCTGGCGATGACTCTGACGATGAGTTGGGTGATAAGTCGGGTGATAAGTCGGACGATGACTCTTCTGTCTCTTTTGAAGAACCAGTTGATGATTTAGAAGAGTTTGATATTGGTCTTGAGCAGCAATTGGATGAAAAGTTTGCGGATGGTGCGCAACCTCTTAATGCGATATTGTCTCTTCCATCTGGACAGTTGTATGTGTGCCTATGCAAGGGACGTGGTTACACGATGAAAATTGGTCCATTTCCCGATGCTGCGATCGCCGATATTGTGAAAGATGACGTCCACATGTTTGCAAAGAAGTTTGGACGGAACCTGAAACCACATGTCGAGAGTGATTTGCGTCCAGAAGGAACACCTTCTTATAATGTCGTTTGTGGAGTCACAAAGCCAAAGCCACAGTCCGACAAGCAAGGGGATGTGCCGGATAAGTGGGTCTTGGATATGGTCCATTATTTGTGCAAGAACAGTATGTATCCAATGCCTGAGAACACGTTTCACACGAACATCATGCATATCGAACAACTCCTCAACGCGTTTGTTTCTGCACCGATTGTCGTGAAAAAATTAACCAAGGCAACACCTCCACCTCCAAAGAAGCTTGGTGGAAAGAAGGTGCAACCTTGGACTCACAAAAAGGTAGTGGTGGTTTAGTGATAGAAGGTAGTGATGGATGATGGTGCAACCTTGAGTCTAGCCAACAAAAGGCGAGTAGTGGTTTAGTGATAGAAGGTAGTGATGAAGGATGGTGCAACCTTGAGTCTAGCCAGCAAAAGACGAGTGGTGGTTTAGTGATAGAAGGTAGCGATGGAGGATGGTGAGATAGAGGGTAGAGGATAGTGATGATAGAGAAACAAAAAAAATATTTTATAAATTTTTATAAAATATTTTTTTAACATTTTTTTAAACCATTTAATACAATTTATTTTCAGGCACTTTTGAAAATTTTACTAAATTACTACTATGAAATATT